ATTTCCCCCCCTTGTTACTCTGGAAGAGAGAGACTGTAGTCAACTACAAAGTGTTGAAGATTCCTCAAAGGAGGAAAGGACGGTGTGCTATGGTTTCACCAGCCCGAGAGAGTCCAAAGGAGCTACCAAGATGGAATTGGGACTTCAAATGGAAAACTCTCAAACACGAGGATCACTGGGACGAGGAACTCGATGAACTTGAACGCAATCTTGGAATTGTCGAGTCTCATCTCCGTCTCTATGATTCAGGCGCTTTACTGCCCGATCCAGTGCTGTATCGAATCATCGATGCCGCCAGTCGTTTACTCGCTGGAGCAGGAGTGTACGTGCCATGACAATGCCAAATCGGAATGATGCGGAGGATTTGCTTGCTAAAGCAGAAGCTAAAGTAGGTTCGTTCTTTAAGGACGGCCTCGACTTCATCAGTGGAGTGAAAGATACCGCAGTAGATCGATGGAATGCAGGTTGGACGCCAATTCAGCGGTTGGGGGCTGATGTTGGTGTGCCAACTAAGAATTTCCTCCAAAACGTCAATGATGCAGCTTGGTCTGTTGGTGGATTGGTTCCCCGCGGACCGGAGTTTCGAAGAGACGTACTTGGTAAGTCAATCTCTGACTTTGGAAAGGTGTGGCAGGATGTGGCGTACGATTCAAGTTTGGGATTGGCTCGTAATACGCTCGAATCCCTTGGAACGGGGAAAGCGTTACCCTTGGAGCAAGTTCTTCCGGGTGCATCTGCGATCGCTAACCTTGACTCTGGAGCTCGAGCCGGTTATGCTGAGGTTGATAAGACAAAGTGGGGTCAGAATTTAAGCGATGCTTATTTGACTGCCCAACAGCTAGCTACAGGCGCGGCAATTGGAGGAGGGGCAATCGGTCTCGCAGGAAATCCGGCGGTTAGGGGTGCTGTTAAAACTCTAGCCCCTTATGTGATGGGGGGAATAGAAGCAGGCCGTTTGAGGAGGGCTATTGAAGGAGCCGGTGACGTGAACATCACTACGCCTGAATCACCAGTTCCTACAGTAAATGTGACAGTACCTGAAGCAACCACTTCTCCTGCTCAGCCAGAGAGTCCTGGCACGCAACTCGCCACACAAGAACCAACAATAATAAATCTAGCGGACGCTGAGCGTTCGGCATGGAACGACTTGTTGGGTAAGGCAGTGGGGGGATTAGCTGCCGGGTATGGTCGTCAACTAGCTGGCGGTGGTGATACTAAAGTGATAGCGATTAGTGGAGGGTCAGGGCCTGGGGTTGGTCTGCCCAACGCGATTGCAATTCCAACACCACCCAAGAAGAAGAAGCGACCCAATAATAAGAAGCCGGAGGTCAGGCATAATAATGCGAATCGTAGACAGGTTCGGGGTGGATCGCGACATGGAACTAAGAATAAGAGAGCCAATTCCCGGCCTGCAACGAAAACCGGTGGTAAGCCGGACCGGACTCGGACTAACAAGATGGGAAAGCGACAATGAAGAACGAGCTAGGGCGATCCTCAAATCTAACGGTCTTGAAACAGATCCTGGAAGTGCTGGTCGCCTTGGTCGGATTCTTGAGCGTTGTGAAACCGGTTTTAAAACCGATCTGCGGACGCCTCTGTATAGTAGGGGGGCGGACAAAGGTCTGTATATTCCAACTAGGGAAGAGATTCTCGAAATCCTTGAGAAGAGAATCGGTTTCACGAGATTCCAAGAGCTCACGGACATAGATCACCACGAAAGAGAGAAGGTTGGACCGTTTTCAATAATGTTACCTTATAAGGACAGGGCGGAAACGGTGGCAAAGTACTGGACACAGAGCTTTTATGCTGATCAAGCAGCCTTTGAACTAGCTGTGGAACGCGTACGATCTGTGATCCCTCAGCGCTCATTACTACCCTGGGATTTCAAAACTACCTTTGGACTGATGCCGAAGAATACCTCTCTCGGCGGTCCGAAATTTTCATCGGACAGAAGGTTTGTTCAGTCCTATTTGGAAAGGGCAATTCAGTTATCAAGTCCAGAAGAGATTTGGCCCGCCGTCCTTTATTGGCGTGGACAGGCTGCCGGGTTACACGAACCACCCAAGCAGCGAGTCGTCTGGGGCTTCGATCACGCGGAAACTATCTATGGAGCCACTGTGCTCTACCCCGTGCTTGAGGTTTTGAAACGATTACCTGGCCATGCAGCGTGGTTAAGCGAAGAAGCAGTTGATTTGGCCATAACAAGGATACTGCGAAAAGCTGACGGACGTCGGATTATCTCAATGGATTATTCTGGCTTCGACAGCTCGTTGAGTCTCCACTTGTTGAATGCAGTGGATGATATTCTCGCGAGCTGGTTTGATGAGGTCGGAGCGAATCGCGTCAAACTTGTCGGGAGGATAGGGAATACAGTTCCACTGTTGGTACCCTGGAAGGTACTCCGTGGCAGGAATGGCGGTATGCCAAGTGGGTCAGTCTTGACCAATCTTCGTGATACGATAGCTAATCGTGTAGCAGGTGAGTATATTGGCATACGATCAGGCAACGCCCTAGTTGACATGGAGGTATTGGGAGATGACTCCGTGTTCCTATTTGCGGGCGATATGGATCCGAGCACTGTAACAAAGTGCGTAGCTGAATTAGGGTTGGAATCAAATGTGGCTAAGCAGTTCGTTTCCACACGGTCTGCTCACTATCTGCAAAGATGGCACTCACTAGATTACAGTGAGGGTGGCGTGCATGTGGGGGTTCACAGTCCCTACCGCACCGTTGGCCCAATGCTAGGCTATGAACATTTCAGAAATGGCTGGAGTGGATACATGGACTCAGCACGGTGGATAATGCAAGTAGAAAATTGTCGTCATGACCCTCGATTTGTGTCATTTGTCGAGTTTCTCAAGAATGGAGATAAAATCTTAAGAGCAGGAATGGATCCAGCTGCTATCTTTAAGAGAGCTGGTGGAGCTGGGGAAGTCCGTGACGTTCTTAGGATAAGTAGCTTTCCATTCAATTCGCGCGACCCTGCTGGGTTAGAGGCATTCGTTACAACGCGGGTGCTTCGTCAGTTGGGTTAGATCTGTAAGGGAAGGAATTTGTA